GGTCATCCGAAGGCTCGCGAATTATTTAGCGTCAGTTGACATAAGTAGTTAACAAGTTAATTATAATAAGTAAAGTAGGTTAACAAAAAAACAATTATGTTAATAAGCCTTGCAGAATTAGCTATGCTGAAAAACGTGTCTAGGGCTGCAGTTACAAAGAAAATTAAGTCAGGAAGATTAGAGGGTGCTGTAGTTAACCATAATGGAAGAAAGATGGTTAACAAAGAGGAAGCATTTAGATTATGGGATATTGCAGATTCAAGAGCAGTTACAGCAGTAAAAAAAGAACTAAAGCAAAAAATTGATAATTTACCTGCTAATTCAATCCCAGATTTTGCAGAAAGCAAGGCAAAAAGAGAATTTTACTTGGCAGAATTAGCAAAATTAGATGTAGAGGAAAAGAAAAAACAGTTAGTTAGTGTTGATGATATAAAAAAATCAAGTTTCGCAAAAGGTAGAGCTATAAGAGAAGCATTAAGTAATCTCGCAGATAGATTAAGTCACCAACTAGCAGGTGAAGATGATGCAACTGTTATACATAATTTATTGTCTACTGAACACAGAGAAGCATTACAGAATATGGCACAACTATGAACGCATGGGAGGAGGGATTTTTAGCAGGTTTAAAACCAGAAAAACCATTAAGTGTCAGTGAATGGGCTGATACTTATAGAATCCTAAGTAGTAAGGCTAGTAGTGAACCAGGAAAGTGGCGTACAAGTAGAACACCATATTTAGAAGAACCTATGAACTGTTTAGGTACTCAAAGTCCTATACAACGTGTAGTTCTTATGTTTGCTGCACAGACAGGTAAGACAGAAGCACAGAATTGTTGGTTAGGTTATGTGATAGATCATGCACCTGCACCTATGTTACTTGTTCAGCCAACAGTAGAAATGGGTAAAAGATTAAGTAAACAGAGATTAGAAAGCATGATTAATGATACTCCATGTCTTAATGAAAAGATTGCACCAGCTAGAAGTAGAGATAGTGGTAATACATTATTCAGTAAAGAGTTTCCTGGAGGTATGATGCTTATAACAGGAGCAAACTCAGCAACAGGCCTAAGATCAACTCCATGCCGCTATATAAGTTGTGATGAAGTGGATGCATTTCCAAGTGATGCATCAGGTGAAGGTGATCCTGTAGCACTTGCGGAAAAGAGGGCAACAACATTTAGTACAAGAAAAAAAGTCTTACTTACATCTACACCTACAATTAAGGATTTTTCAAGAATAGAATCAGAATATCTATCATCAGATCAGAGATTATATTTTGTACCCTGTCCTATATGTGGTGAATATCAGGATTTAAGGTGGAAACAATTACAGAAAGATGATGTGAATAATGTGAAATATAAATGTTTGCACTGTAAAGAATTATTTGATGAAAGCCATAAAACTAAGATGCTTAGAAAGGGAGAATGGAGAGCAATGAAAGAAGGTGATGGTATAACAGCAGGATTTAGATTAAATGGTTTATATAGTCCACTTGGTTGGTTTAGTTGGAAAGAAGCAGTGATGGAATTTAATAAGGCAAAAGGTGATGCACCTTTAATCAAAACCTTTGTTAATACAAGACTTGCAGAAACATTTGAAACAGATTATGTAAGTGCTATGAGTGCTGAAGGGTTATTGAAAAGATGTGAAAATTATGAACAGGGTACATGTCCAGATGGTGTATTGTTTCTTACTCAGGGTGTAGACTGTCAGGTGGATAGATTAGAAGTCAGTACATGGGGATGGGGTAGAGGAGAGGAAGCATTTTTAATAGATCATGTGCAGTTATGGGGTGATCCACATCAGGCAGAAGTCTGGCAACAGTTGGAAATAGTATTGAATCAGAAATATGAACATTCTGTTAATAAAGATTTAGTACCTGTTATGACTGCTATAGACAGTGGTGGTATACATACATCAGAGGTTTATCATTTTGCAAGAGAAAAGGTTGCACAGGGAGTGATAGCTATAAAAGGACAATCACAGGCAAATAAACCTGCTATTGGTAAACCTACAAGAGTGGATATAAATTTTAGAAAAAGTAATAGAGCTATAAAAAAAGGTGGTTTAGTTTATCCATTAGGAGTTGATACCATAAAAAATACTTTGATGGGTAGATTAAAAAATAATAAGAAGGGAAGTTATGGCTATATTCATTTTCATAGAAGTACAAATGAAGAATATTTCAAACAGCTAACAGCAGAAAGACAGGTATTAAAAACAAACAGGGCAGGTTTCCAAGTGCCACAATGGGTAAAAAAAGCTACTACAAGAAATGAATGTTTAGACTGTCTTGTTTATTCTTACGCTGCTATGTGTTTATATTTAAGTAAATTTAATAGAAAAACAGTATGGGATCAATTAGAAAACGAAATGAACAAAGAAGATGATGTTGTTAAACCTAAAAGAGCTACAATTAGAACATCATCTAAAAATAATTTTGTTAATTCCTGGTAGTGCTTATGTTTAAATCTGATTTACCTACAATAATTGTTGCAGGTACTACTGTTGAATGGGTAGATGAAGCAACTGTTGCTGGAATAAATGAAACTATATCAGCACCTGATTGGACACTTGAATATTATTTAAGAACTAATACTGCATCAGAAGGCCATACTGCAACTGGAACACAATATTCAGCAAGCACAGGATGGGAGTTTAGTATTAGTGCTACTGACAGTGCAAACTTTGATGCAGGTAATTGGTTTTGGGCAGCAAGAGCATTTAAAGGTTCTAAAGTATTTGAGATAGGAACAGGTGAATTAGAAGTCAGGCAGTCTTTGCAATATTCTGGAACACCTGCAGCTATAGATAATAGAACTCAGACAGAAATAGATTTAGATAATGTGGAAGCAGCTATAAGAGCTATGGTAGAAGATAAGGCACAAGAATATAGTATTGGTAATAGAACATTTAAGAGGATAGACATTAAGGAGTTAAGGGAATTAAGAAAAGAATTAATTAGTAAAGTATTTAGTGAAAAGAGGTATAGTTTAATAAGTCAGGGTAAAGGAGACCCTAAAAACCTCTATGTACGCTTTTAGGAGACTTAAATGGGCTTAATTAATGCTTGGAATGGCTTATTTACCTCTAATGATGACTTAAATAAGCGTAGAAATAAGTTAAAAAGGATGTATGCAGGTGCTAGATTTGATAGAACAAATCTTAGTTGGGTTACACCTTTATCTTCACCAGATCAAAGTTATAAAAATTCTATTAATTTACTAAGAAAAAGAGTACATGATTTAGTTAGAAATAATAATTATGCAGCACAGGCTATTAGATATTCTACAAATCAAATTGTAGGACAGGGCGTAACAATGCAGGCACAGGTTAGATCACAGAGAGGTGGAACTATAAATACAAGACTTAATGAAGCTATAGAAGGTGAATGGAGTAAATGGGGTAGAAAAGATAGCTGTGATATACGTGGTGTACTTTGTTTTTCTGAACTGGAAAGATTAGCAGTTAGATCAATGATCGAATCAGGAGAATGTTTTATTATTATTCATAGAAAAGCATTTGGCAGAAGTAAAATACCATTTAGTCTTGAATTACTGGAAGCAGAACAGTTAGATGAAGATTATAAAGGTGTAAAACAAAATGAAAAGAATGTATGGCGTTTAGGTATTGAATTAAGTCCAGAAGGTAGGGCAGTTAACTATGCTTTCCTTGCTAAACATCCTGGTGATACAAATTTTTCACAAACGATAGGACAGAAAAATCATATAATTGTACCTGCAAAAGATGTAGTACATTTATTTCTGCCATTAAGACCAGGCCAACATAGGGGAGTACCATTTTTAGCTAGTGCAATAAATCATCTTCATCAGTTGGATGGATATATTGAGGCAACTGTTGTAGGACAACGTGCATCAAGTGCATTAATGGGATTTATTACAAGTCCAGAAGGTGAACTAGATCCTGGTGGTGAAGTATTTGATTTTGAACGTGTAAGTGCATTTGAACCTGGAACATTTAAATATTTAGCACCAGGCGAATCTGTATCTGTTCCTGATTTAGATAAGGCAAATGGAGAGTTTGAACCTTTTGTAAGATCAATGCTTAGAAGTATGGCAAGTGGTTTAGGTTGTAGTTTTGAAGCAATATCATCTGACTATTCACAGTCTAATTACAGCAGTAGTAGGCTTGCCATGCTACAGGACAGGGATCACTGGCGTACAATACAGAAAATGTTGAAGGAAACATTTTACCAACCTATATATGAGTACTGGTTAGAAATGGCAGTATTGAGTGGAAATCTTACACTGCCAACATATTCAACAACACCTGATGTCTATGAAAAGGTCAGATGGGTTTGTAGAGGATATAGTTATGTAGATCCACAGAAAGAAATAGCTGCAATGAAAGATGCTGTAAGGTGTGGATTTAAAACATTAACTGATGTTGTAAGTGAAAATGGTGGCGATATAGAAGAATTATTAATCACTAGACAGACAGAACTGGCAAAACTTGATGATATGAATATTATTACTGACTCTGATCCAAGTGCAACCAACAAATCTGGTGGTAGTCAATTTAAACCTATAAATACTGTTGATCCATTTGGTGATACTGATGAACCATCAGGACAGGATGCACAAAACGTAGTGGAGGATTCAAGTGGCAGTTATTAATGGAACAGAGATAGATCTTATGCCAACAAAAGGCATGAGAGAAGAAGCTAAAAAGTATAGAAAATGGAAAAGAGAAGGTAGAAGAGGTGGAACAGAGGTTGCACGTAGAAGAGCAACACAGATATTAAGTGGTAATGAATTAAGTCCTGATGTTGTAATTGCAATGTCAGCATGGCATGCAAGACATGCAGTGGATCAGGAAGCAGAAGGTTATAGACCAGGAGAAGAAGGCTACCCTAGTCCAGGAAGGGTGGCTGCTGCTGCATGGGGAGGAAGGGCAGGTAAAAGTTTTTCTAATGCAAAATCGGCTAGAATAAAGGAATTAAGAAATAATGACCCTATGGCAAAACTTAAAAGAGCAGAACCTGATGAATTATCAG